TTTCCTCTCTCGTTTGATATAATATATTCATATTTAGGAGAAAGAGAAACTTTGAGACAGATAGTACCGCCAACAAATTGTCCAGCATGCAACAGCATATTGGAGTTTGTAAACGATCAGCTGTTTTGCTTGAACGACTCTTGCTCAGCTAAATCTGCAAAGCGTATTGAACACTTTGCAAAAACTTTGAAAATCAAAGGACTCGGTCCTGCAACTATTGCTAGACTTGATCTATTTGATTTGCATGATATTTATTCGCTATCCCAAGAAGAAATATCATTATGCTTGGATTCAGAGAAACTAGGTACGAAACTACACAACGAGATACAGAAATCAAAGAGTGTCGACCTTACAACTCTATTACCAGCTTTTTCGATACCGCTGATTGGCTCAAGTGCCACTAATAAATTAGCACAACACATCTCATCAATTTATGAGATAACCCCAGAGATATGTATAGAGGCAGGTCTGGGTCCGAAAGCGGCGTCGAATCTTTATGACTGGTTAGTTGGTACTTTTGTTGACCACGGCTATAATGAACTTCCCTTTTCTTTTACTTGTAAAAAGCAGGCAAAAGTCAGTCTTGACGACACTAAGGGAACAGTTTGCATTAGTGGTAAGTTAAAATCTTATCCTACTAAAGCAGCCGCTACTCAAGTATTAGAAAAGTATGGCTTCATTGTAAAAGATAATTTAACGAAAGATGTAACAATCTTACTCAATGAAAGTGGAATCGAAAGTGCAAAAACTAAAAAAGCAGAACAACTTGGGATAAAAATATTTAACAACCTAAAACAAATTATAGAGGAATAAAAAATGGCATTACCTAAATGGACAGATGAAAGAACTCAACAATTAACAGACTTTGTTGGTTCTGAAAGCCCTATATCTCAAGCGACAGTTGCTAGCGCAGCTGACGAGTTAGAAACATCAACAAGATCAGTTTCTAGCAAATTGAGAAAAATGGGATTTGATGTTGAATTAGCTTCAGCATCTGCTTCTAAGTCTTTCTCAGACGAGCAAGAAGCAACTTTACAAGCCTTTGTTACTGACAACAGCGGCTCTTACACATATGCAGAAATTGCATCTCACTTCGAAGGCGGAAACTTCTCTGCTAAATCAATTCAAGGAAAAATCTTATCAATGGAATTAACTTCTCATGTTAAGCCTGCTCCTAAAGTTGAAACAGTTAGAACTTACACTCCTGAAGAAGAAGGCACATTTGTATCAATGGTTAACGATGGATCTTTCGTAGAAGAAATCGCTGACGCACTTGGCAAATCTGTTAACTCAATCAGAGGAAAAGCTCTATCACTTCTAAGAAGTGGCGAAATCAACGCTATTCCAAAGCAAAAAGAAACAAAAGGATCAAGCAAAGCTGACGTACTTGCTGATGTAGATGTTGCTAACCACACTGTAGAAGAAATTGCTGACCAAATCGGCAAAACAGTTCGTGGCGTAAAAACTATGTTGACAAGACGAGGACTACAATGTTCTGACTACAACGGCGCAGCTAAAAAAGATATTGGTTAATTACTAAGTCTTTTGATTAGTTCAAGGCAGGGGTTCGCCCCTGCCCGTTTTTTAGTAGTACTTTGGGAGAGGTCAAGTGAATATAGCGTCAGCGCTTTTAAAACAAATTATAGTTCAAAATGATTTAGATACATGGTCTAAGTTAAAAGAACATTACCTACCTGGCGAGTATCAGTCGATATTTCGCATCCTTGATAAACATATAGACAATTATCAAGACCTCCCACAATTCGAAGATCTCCAATACGAAGTTAGAGATCGACAACTCCAAGAAAAAATATTCGCAATCGAATCTGTAGATGTCGAGGTAGACGCTTGGCTTTTACTTGACTATTTAAAGAATGAATACGCACAAGTAGAAATCCTAGATGAACTTGATAACTACATAGATAACACAGTCGCAATGGCTAGCGCAGAAGAAAATATAGAACAACTCCAAGAAATAGTTTTAAGGGTAAGTGACAAGGTAGATGTCAAACCACCCGAAGAAAGTATGCAGAGCATATCTTTGTTTGAAGATGACAAAGAACTAGCGAAGTATTTACCCTTAGGACTCAATAGTGAGTATGACTCACAAATCAAGTTCTCTCCCAAAGACTTAGTGCTTGTGGGCGGACGACGAGGTTCAGGAAAGTCTCTGACTTGTTGTAATCTAGCATCCAATGTATATGAGGGTGGGCGTAGTGCCCTGTACTTTACCATTGAGATGGATAGTAGATCAATACTTCAGAGAATATGTTCTATTGCTACCAAGATACCGTTTTCCAGATTAAGAAACAAAATGCTTTCTGCTCAAGAATGGAATATGGTCGGTGGTTGGTGGGCAGGTCGTTTTGATGGCGGACATGAATTATTGCCAGAGTTTCAAAAAACTCATGACTTTGAATCATTCCATAAAGCCTTAACAAAACTTCCTTTACATAAAGAGAAACAATTAGATGTTATTTATGATCCAGCCCTTACACTTTCTAAAATTCAATCTGAATTAGATAAGAAAGTAAACCAACTAGATGTAGGAGTAGTAATAGTAGACTATCTAAACCAAGTTCGTCGCCACAATGCACCAAGTCGCTCAGGTCAATACGACTGGACAGAACAGATAGAAGTCAGTAAGAAAATGAAATTGTATGCACAAGAATATGAAACACTTGTCTTTGCACCATATCAAACGGATGCAAGTGGAGAAGCTAGGTTTGCAAAAGGTATTCTTGATGCAGCAGATGCTGCCTATGCTTTAGAAACATGGGAACAGCAGGATGAGTGCATGACATTCAATTGTGTAAAAATGAGAAGTAATCGTATGGAAAGTTTTACAAGCACAGTCGACTGGGAAACCTTGAAGATTGGACCTCAGTCAGCAATCAATCCTAAAGAGCGAGAAGCAATTAAAGATAATATGGCAACAGGAGAAAATGTAGACGACATATGATATTATACACAGAACAACAATTACTAATTGCATATACTAGATATGTGCGACAATTAAAAGATTCACCTGTAAAGGTGTTAACACCAACAATCGAGGAGTTCAGAACAATATATGAATCTGAACTCGAGGAACAACTATGGGACGAAATAAATGACTAAAACAGAGAAAGCAGCACTACAAGAATCAGTAGTTCAAGTAGGCGTTGCATTAGCAATTAATTTTCCGCTACAAACCCTTTTATTATGGTTAATGATAGATCAATGGAACTGGCATAGTGCCTTTGCAATATCTATTACTACAACAGCAGTTATGACTATTGTAGCATTAATTAGAACATACATGATTCGTATGGAAATAGAGAAAAGACGCAGACACGGTCTTTGGAGAAAGGTAAGAAATAGTGGCGGCAGATAGAATCAGTAAAGAAACGGCAGAGTTAATAGCTCTGCCTCCTTTCGATATAGAGACACGATCAGTAAAGTTTTTATTGAATCAACCGACTGTACGTGATAATATTCACAAAGTACCAATCAATGAACCTCTTATGGAAAGTTTAATAGAGCATGGAATAAAATCCCCAATATTAACCATGCCCAGTTATTATCCGATTGCAGGAAGTCAAAGACTAAGAGCAATGCTAGAGATATGTCATAAGCATGCAGACGGTTGGATGTTTAAAACAATGAATGTAGAAGTATACAAATTTCAAAAAGAATGGTGGAATATGTTTTACTTATGGGGAGATAAAGAATTTAGAAACAAAGCCATAGCAATATGGTTTCAAATGGTAGAACTTGCTTGGAAAAGTAAGTATTACGAATACGAAGAAGATCCAAGCGGCAAAAAGATGACAGACTTTGAGGCACTTGGAGATCAATTAAAAGGATGGACACACAAAAAATTATGAATAGAATATTATGGCACTTCTTTTACGCAACAACACTTGCATTAGTACTTGCAATTCCAGTAATTGCAATATTACTTATGTTTGAAATATATTTTAGATGACAGTAGAAGAACTATTACAAGAACGAAAAATACCATATAAGTTGTCTCCAGCAGACGCAATAATTTCGTGTTTAAATCCTGAGCATGACGACAGTAATCCAAGTATGAGAATTGATAGAATTACTGGAGTATTCAACTGTTTTTCGTGTGGCTTTAAGGGCAACTTGTTTAATCACTTTGATGCCCCTTCGAATCCATTAGATATTCGTAGAGAAAAAGTTAGACGAAAAATAGAAGAAAAAAGAGCATCTTCTGTAGGATTGAAGATGCCAAAGAACTTTATGCCTTATGTGGGCAACTGGCGTGAGATCACTCCAGAAAGCTATAAATTGTTTGGTGCATTTCTGCATCCAGACAAGCCATTCACAGGTAGAATTTCTTTTCCAATTAAGGACTTGACAGGTAGAATAGTAGCATTTAATTGCAGAACACAGTCCCCAACTGATGTTCCAAAGTATTTAATACATCCCCCGAAAGCATTGTTACCTTTGTATCCTGCTCGAGTCCGCCCTATCAAGGGTAGAGTAATATTAGTAGAGGGCATATTCGATATGCTGAACCTTCACGACAAAGGCTTAGATAATGCTGTATGTTGTTTTGGAACTAGAAATGTTGATGTTGAAAAACTAAAATTACTAAAAATGCAAGGTGTATCAGCAGTAGATATACTATTTGATCCTGACGAAGCAGGACAGGACGCATCAGTAAAAGTACAAGAAATGTGTGAAATTGCAGAATTACTGTCAAAAAATATAAAGCTACCTGTACAATTAGGGGATGCAGGCGCATTAAACAAATTAAAAGTAAAAGAATTAAAGGAGACATTATATGGCTAAGATAGCCCTAGTAGAAAGTAAACCTAGTCGTAATGACTATGTAAGACTATTTAACAATGAAATAGAGTTTGATAAGTACGAACTATGTTCTGATCCTACAATAAAGAAAGTATTGAAACGAGATTGTGATATAGAGATCAATCAAGATGACTATGACTGGATTATACTTGTTGGTTCTGAATGTCTAAAGTATTTTACAAAAGAAAACTCTGTGACAGAGTATAGTGGTAGATGTATTGATGATAAGTACCTACCCGTAATTAACCCAGCAATGTTAGCGTTCAAACCTGAGGCTAAAAAGACATGGGAAGAATCAAGAGAAAACATAGTAAAATATACACAAGGTAAATTAAAACAACAAAAGCTTGGAGAGGACAAGTGTTATGGAATTACAGATTCAAGAAAACTACATCAGTTCCTTATCAATGCAAGAGATCATGCAAATGATTTTATTGCACTTGACTCCGAGACATCTGGGTTGTATCCCCGAGATGGTTATATGCTTGGGATCAGTATGTCATATGAACCAGAACATGGAGCGTATATAGACTGTGAGTGTATTGATGAAACAGCAGAAGTATTACTTCAACAAATATTTAATAAAAAGAGAGTAGTATTTCATAATGCTAAATTTGACTTAGCGTTCTTTGAGTATCATTTCAACTTCAAGTTTCCAAGATTTGAAGACACTATGCTATTACACTATATGCTAGATGAGAATCCTGGCACACATGGTTTGAAACAACTATCACTGAAGTACACACCTTACGGAGATTATGAAAAAGGTATGTATGAATGGATAGATGATTACTGTCGTAGAAATGGAATACTCAAAGGTAGTTTTAGTTGGGACATGATTCCTTTTGAAATTATGAGAGATTATGCTGCTATGGATGCAGTGTGTACCTTCTTACTATTTCAGAAGTTTGAAAATGCACTAGTAAAAAATGATAGATTATATGGAGTGTATAGAGATATTCTCATACCAGGCTGTAGATTCCTAACAGATATTCAAGATGCTGGAGTTCCTT